GAGCACCCGTGTGGTTGGGCGTGTAAATCTGGACGTTCGCGCCGTTCTTGTTTGAGCCGCCAGAAACGTCGAGCGAGAACGGGTTGGACGATGAACCCTTCGCGCTGACGATGCGGTAGGTGCCCTTTGTGGGACTAGCCACGGTTCATCGCCCCCTTTCGCTGCAACGTTGACAGAAGGTTGAGCACTGCCGCCTGAACCTCGGCGTCGCCGTTAACGACGGCGTCGTTGATGTAGGTGTTGTAAGTTGCGCCGCCACCATCGGCTGCGACCAGAGACGCGAGAGCCTTCGTCTGCATCTCGATCTCGGACGGCACGACCGTGATGGTCGGGTTGTACACGTCATCGACCGACGTAAGACCGGTCTGTGCGGACCGCGCGAGGGTACGTGCTGCATGCTCGACTTCGGTCGTCTTGCTGAGCATGCCGCGTGCGAAGTTCTCGGCTAGGTGCTCGCCATACACGGCTTCGCCGCGACCACCCTCATGAAGCGGTCCCTCCTTCGGGATGGAGTGACCAAGGATGCTCTTGGCCGCTTCCGCAACAACGGATGCCGCGCTCGAGACGACCGACCTAGCAGCCTTGATGCCGGCTGCGAAGTTTGCCGCGAGGTCATAGCCCGAGCTGTACATGCCGCTAACTGCGGCCATGGACTTTGCGGACCCAGCCACGATCGACGCTGAGCGCGAGACTGCGGCATTGCCGGCACGAATGCCAGCACCTAACTGCGTCGCAGCGGTAAGACCAGCGCTGCTCTGGTCTCCGATGTTGCCCATTGCCCCTGCAGCTTTGGCGAGTTGCTGCGCGGAACTCTCGGTTGGCCCGAGTTGTGACTGCAAAGCTTCTGGTAATCCCTTGGCGCTTTCGGCAGCATTGCCAGATACGTCAAAGGATCCAGCCGATGCAGCCGCCTTGGCCTGCGCGTCGGCCGCAGCTTGCGTGTTGGGCGTCTCAGCCACAATGGCACCGGTGACCTCCTCAGCCTTCTCGCGCGCCTTGCCGCCAATGTCGGTGTCGATGATGGCCTGCGCGATGCTCTCGAAGGTGCCGTCGTAGTTCGCCGCGAGCGCGATGAGCTGGTCAGACGAGAGGTTCTTGAAGTCCTCCATCGACATGCCAGCGTCCTCGAGCGTCTTTGCGAAGTCGTTGATTGACTGGTTGTTGGCAAGCGCCGACGTTACCTCAGTGGATGCGCCAGCGAGGTCCGCAATGCTGCTCGCACTGCCAGATGCTGCCGCCTCGGTCGCTCCGAGCTGTTGGTTCAGGCTGTCGATTGCGTCATTGTCTGCCGCGAGCAGCTCCTTGGACTTCTCGAGGTCGTCGTTCGCGTTCGCCAGGTATCCGTCGACTCCGGCCATTTTTGCCTGATAGTCTGATAGCGAGATGGAGCCGTTTTGGTACTGCTTGTTGAGCTCCTCGCGCTGCTTTGCGGCCGTCTCCTCGGCTTCCTTGAGGTAGCGCGTCTTGTTGGCCACGGCCTCGATGTCGTCTGCCTGCTGCTTGTACGCCTTCGTGAGCTGGTCGGAGAGCGCTTCGACGCGAATCTGCTGCTGCTGCGCGTCAATGAGGTCCATGAGCTTGTCTTTGGTGACCTCGGCATCATCGCCCTGCTGCTTGATGACGCCATTCGCTGCGTCGACCACCTCGTACTGCGTGCCGCACGTATCGTTCAGGAGCTGCACGGCATCCTTGAGCTTGCCCTGCTCGATGGTCGTGAGACCCGTCTTGCCGGCGTACTCGTCGATGGCCTGCTTCGCGCCTTCCAGGCGAGAGATGGTGGTCTGCGTCTCCTTGTCGCTCTCGGCGAACTCGCGCGCCATCTCAGCCTGAGCTGTTGCCAGCCTGTCGACGTTAATCCAGGCATCGCCAGCGTTGTCACCCATCTTGCCGATGCCTTCGGCGGTGCCGTCGAGCTTCGGGGACAGGTCGGAGGTCGCATCACGTAGCAACTTCGTCGCGTCTGCGAAGTCCTTCTCCTTCTTCTCGGCCGCAGCTGCCTCGTCGGCAATCGTCTTGAATATCGCAGCGAGAAGCGCGACGCCTGCCACGACACCACCAGCAACGGCCATGTTCTTCATGGTCGTGACCATCGCACCGGCCTTGTCGGCACCGAGACCGGCGGCGGTGGCAAAGGCTTCCATGCCGGTGCCGCCATTCTGAATGACGGAGGTGAACTTCACGGCCGCTTCGAGACCCTTGCCCATGCCCGTTGCCATGCCGCCCACAGTCGACGTGATGCGACCGACAATGGATAACACCGGACCAGCTGCCGCCACGAATGCGGCGTGCTTGATGATGGTCTTCTGCTCGTCGTCGGACATGTTGTTGAACGCCTTGGCCATGCCCTCGACCTTCTGCACGAGCGGTTCGGCGAGGTCGATGAGCTCGGTCAGGGAATCCACGAGCGGCTCGCCGACCTCGATTGCGAGGGCGGTGGCGCGGTTCTTCACGATCTCGAACTTCGATGCGACGGACTCGTTCTTGGCCGCGACCTCGCTCGTGAGGGCGTTGCCGTGCTCCCACTCGTCGTTGGCCATCTTGACGGAGTTCTGCAGAAGGTCGGTGTTGCCCGCGAGACGACGCATGGCGTCGGACTGTCGCAGTTCGGTAATGCCAAGGTCTTCGAGGACGACGTTGAGGTCCTCGGATCCGTTGGCCATGCCGTTGACGAAATCGAGGAAGGTTCCCGTCGCGTCGTCACGCCATGCGGCCGCGAACTCGTCGGCGGTCATTCCAGCGACCTGCGCGTACTTCGCGAGGTCCTCGGAGTTTGTCGAGACGGCCGTTGAGATGTCGGTGAGCGTGCGGCTGATCGCGGAGCCGCCAGCCTGCGCCTCCATGCCGAGGGATGCGAGCGCGCCCGACACGCCGAGGATGTCGGCTTCGCTCATGCCAGCGGCAGTACCGGCCGATGCGATGTTCTGTGCCATGGCTGAGATGTCGCTCTCGGTCGTGGCGAGGTTGTTGCCAAGCTCCACGATCGTGTTGCCATAGCTCTGGTAGGCGAGCGCAAGGTTCTCTGTGTCGAGCTTGCTCATGTTCGTCAGATTGGCGAACTGCGCGAGGTTGATGGCGGCATCCTCGAGGTTGAGGTTTGTCGAGAGGTCAAGTCCGGTCACAACGGTGGCGAAGTCCATCAGGTTCGTCCGGGCAACACCCAGCTGCCCGCCGAGGGCTTCGGCGTTGAGCACGTCGGTCGCCGAGATGGCGTTGACCTTGCTGTACTCGATGGCCGCATCCTTGAGCGCCTGGTACTGTTCCTCGGTCGCGTCGACTGTCTTGCGCACGCCCGTGAGTGCCGTGTCGATGTCGACAGCCGCATTGACCGAGACGGTCGCAGCCGCGATCATCGGGGCGCTCACATGGGTAGTGAGCGTGTCGCCCACGCTTGCCATGCTCGAGCCGATGGTCTGGAGCCTTGACCCAGCGCTCTGGAGTCCTGTCGCGAGCTGCCCCATGGGGGTGTCCTGCACCGCAAGCGTCGCATTGAGCTCGAGCAGCTCGGCGTGAAGCCGCTTCACGTCGGTCTCGGTGGCTTCGAGCGCCGCCTGCAGGCGACGATGGGCGTTAGGGTCGTCAGTCTCCTCGAGCGCCTGCCTGAGCGCGTCTGCGCGCTCGTTGGCGGCTCTCAGCTGCTCGGCAGTCTCGCTGGCCGCTCCCTTGATGGCGTTGATGTTCTTAGGGTCGAACTTGAGCGCCTTCTGGAAGTCGCGTGCGTTGCGACGGGCGATGCTCGCCTCGCCGTTGATGGTGTGCAGCGCGGCCGTCAAATCCGTGGCATCGCCGCGGAACTTGACGGTCAGACCCTTGAATTCCCCTGCCACGGTGACTCCTAGCTGTGATGGTGGGTTACATGACAAGATTTCTGAGGTCGGCCATGGTGCCCTTGACGGCGCCGCCGACACGGTTCTTCGGGTTGATGAGGGATGCCGCGCGGATTGAAGTGAGCCGCATCGTCATGTTCGGCGGCATATCCCACGCAACATCCATCGGGACGCCCATGGAGACGAGGTCGTTGACTATCGAGAGGTCAGGCCATGCGAGCGACTCCGCCGTTGGCGGGAAGGATTCGGCAGTCCTATCCCTCGTTGGGTTATTCAGCGTCAGCCTGTCCGTCGAGGTCACGAAAAAAGGCCCTTTGCGCCAGCCCGAACACGAGAGACTCGAAGAGCCTGTCACACTCCTGATAGGAACTTGCGCCGTCCATGAATCGCTCATGGAACTTCGCGTAGCCAAGCTTCGTGCTGCCAGCCGCACGAGCCATGGCCCAGACGATGCCCACGATGGAGGGAACGTCCTCGTAGTCGACCATGCGAGATGGCGCGCCGTCGATGCGCTCGCCGTCCTCGGGGTTGTAGCCGTGAATCTTGGCGTGCGTGTCATACAGGTCGATGATGTCCTGCTTGAGACGGCCAGAGACCTCGTCTGAGTTTGCGAACTGCTCTGCATAGATTACGCACGCGCCGTTGCTCGCGACGAGCTCGATTTGCTCGCCGCCGAAGGTCACCGTCTCCCGGTTGTTGAACTCTGCCATTAATGCGACTCCAATCGTCCTTCGTAGACTAAAACGGGGCGCCCGAAGGCACCCCGTCTAGCTGGTGTTCTGTGTTTCGGCGAAGCCTTGCTTAGGTAGCACTGATAGTGGTCGGCACCGAATCGAGGAACGTGGCGTAGCCAGGCTCACCGTACTCGCAGTACAGGACGGTCTTCTTGACCTTCTGGCCGTTGACCGTGATCTCGGTCTGGTTGGCCTCCATGGAAGCGCTCATGGAGACCTCGGTCGCAGAATCGGTGTTGGTGGCGGGGGTCATGGTAGGCACGTCGGAAGTGGTGTAGAGGAACCACATGCGCATGCCACCTCCGTCGCCCTCGAGCTGACAACCAAGCGCGAAGGGCTTGGCAACGTCATTCGGGCCCTCCATGCGGACACCGTTGACGAGCTGTTGGCCAAGGCACTTCTCGTAAAAGTCATCGGAGAATGCGGAGGTCTGCACGTCGAGCGTCTTGCCGGCGCTGCCGTTGTCGCGGAAGATGACGCGGTTGGAGCCGTAGTACTTGTTGGAGCTGGAGCTGCCGTTGCCGATGCCGACCTGCTTGACGTACTTCTCCTCCCAAGGGGTCTCGTAAGTGCCGTCCTGCGTGTTGAGCGGTGCGACCATGAGCTTTTCGCAGCCGTAGTAGAAGAAGTTGGCCATGTTGGTCAACCCCCTTTCGTTATTGCCCGGCCCTATTCGCGGACGAACAGGGACCAGGTTGACTTGATGATGTGATCGCCGATGGGTACCGACGATGGCTGGTAGGTGAATCCGTGTTCCTTGAGCTTCTCGCGCACGCTCGCCTCGAGCACCATGTCCGAACCTCGCGTGTAGAGTTCGAGGTCGTACGGTCGGATGTCGGCAACGACGGCGTTTGATGCCGTGTAGGAGCCGCCGTACTGTGGCATGAGGATGAAGAACGGCGGCTCTGGGATTCCATCGGAGTCGAGCGGGTCGAACTCGATGCGGGCGAACGGGATGCCCAGCTCCTCGCACACCTCGCAGAGGTCGTTATAGGTTGGTGTAGGCATCAGTTGCTCACCGTCGCATTCCTCAGGATCTCAGAGCCGACCACGAAAGCGGGCGTGATGTGCGGGTACGCGGGAACGCGCTCATCCGTCGGATGGCCCCACAGGAACTTGACGTGGCCCTTCTCCAGAAGGTGCGTGAGCTGCCAGCGCGTCTTGTTGTGCACGACAATCTCGCACCAATCGTCGGAGTCGCGCACCGTTGTCTGTCCCCACCCATCGGCGTACTCACCAGTGTTGGCAGGGGTTAGCGCGCCGTTCCTAAGCTCGTCCACGGTCTTGCGGGCAGCTGCCTTGACGAGCGCCTCGTTCGTGCTGCACTGCTCGCGCACATGGGACTCGACCATCGTCTCGAGAA